GCGCCGCCAAATAAAGCAACTGAGCTTGGCCTAGACGGCGATATGAACTGAACTGCCGCAGCGAGGTTTGTGCCCCAATTAGAACCAATTAGCACTAAGTCTGCAAACTCACCTGCATCTGTCAGATGATCTGCCCAATAAACATATGCAGAAGATGTATTGATTACTGATGCGTAGTAGTTGTTTGTTCCGTCTTCTAGTTTTGCGTTCGCGCTCTTTGATAGGCCTTCAAACCTTTCAAGAATCGATCCAGGAAATCCTGTGAACTTGCCTTGATCGTCAACAACAACAATATGAACTTCGTCGTTCTTTGCGCCGCGCTTTGCTGCATCTGAAGATGTTCCTGGTGCAGAGAAAAGATCCGCAAATTCCCACTTAGCAATAAGTGTTGCTTCATCCAAAGCAGCAGAGAACGGAGCATCAACTTGAATTTTGGATGCACTGATTACCTGAGTGACTATTCTGGACTCAAGCGTTCTCTTGTTCACAACAACAGAACCTGGAACAAGCAGAGCTTCTAGATCCGCAGAACTAGAAGAGTCTAGCTTTAATACATCACCATCTGTAACTGTAGAGTCTGTGCTGAGTGTTCCGGGAATCTCAGATTGAAACGCACTTGCACTTGCACACAGAGCTACGCGAAGTGAATTTCCTTTCTCTCCGGCACACTTCGCAACCCAAGCACCAACACGTGATTCTCCACGCGAGAAGTGATCTTCATAGTGCTGATCGTTTAGTATGAGACAACCGAGCTGATCTGCCGAGGCGTTCAGAGCACCAGCATATGATTTAACTGTCAGAGCAAGAGTCTCTCCCGCAGGCAAATCATTTACTAAGTCAACAAGAGCTTGTGGAATAACATTTGCGTAGTGAACTTGTACTGTGCTAGTTCCTTCCACATCTAGTATTACGAGATCTTCCGTGCCAGGTAGAATATCTTCTAGAGATATGGAGTCTCTTCGCTTAATTGCTGGCGATACTTCCGTCAAATCTTCGACAAAAGTAATCTTCTGGGCACCCTCATCAATCGACTCAATGTTTAATACGTGCGCCACATGTGTTGTTGTGTCAACCGTACGCACTACTCGAAGCTTGTCGCCGTATGAGAGAAAGTTTGCACAAGTGAAAAATGAATAAGAAGCTTCCGCATTGTCTTTCTGTCGTGGCGGCTTTCCGAATGTGTTTAGAACATCACTTTCGTTTGTTACGAGTACTGGAACCTCTGCCGGGCCCCACACGAACTCGCCCGCATAAGCACCGTCCGTGGTGGACGATACAGGCACAATACCAGTGAGGTCTGTTTCTGAAAACTGCACTCCAGGCGATATTTGAAATCCCATGTCTTGTCTCCTTGAATCAACGTAGAGTTAGCACCGTAGGCATGTTGAATTTTTGTAATTCTGTTACGCTTTATTTATAAATTCGAGTATTTGTGGAATGTACAAGTAAAGTCTCGAAAACTTTACTCAAAGTCGTCGAACTTGTCGCCCCATTGTCTATTTCTGGGATCGTCTACGTACTCCCAGAATGTACCCTCATCATCTCTGAATGACTCTTCGGCTCTGCCATCGTCTATGACACCAAACGGCAACAAGTCGTCTGTGATGTTATCTAAGTTTTCGTCTGCAAGTCTTTTGCGTATGTCGATGTTTGTTATTTCTTTGAACAGTGGCTGAGTTGTTAGCCAGGAGAAGAGAACCAGACACATTGTTAAGTCGTCGTTGCATCCAACTTCTGCCGCATACGATGAGCCAGTCGCAACAAACGATGTAAGCTCTGATATGATGTCGAAGTCTTCCACAATTATTTTGTTGCTCTCCATCAGGCTTTTAAGATTAGAGCAGCCAATGGACTTGATCTGCATTGTGGTTTTGATGCCAAGCTTGCAGTTCTTTTTGAAGCCCGACGATAGCTTTTGGCCACCTCGACCCATGTTAGTTGTGGAAAACACGTTAGAGTACTCAAGGTCTGCATGTAGAAACTCCGCAACTTGAGATCCTATCGAGTTTGTTTCTACAAGCAGATGCGCTTCGTTGTACTGCTTGGCTACATTTAGTATGACGTTGGGAAACAGCATAGGTGAGATTTTGTTGTTGTAGTACTTGGCTACCACTTTGTACGGAGATTCAGAACAGTCTATGACAACAAACGCCGAGTAGTCTAAGTTTTGTCCTTCTGATGTGTCTACAGATATAACATACAAATGATTCGGCTTCGCCTCTTCATACACATCTAGATCGCCGATCTTTCGTAGAGGAGACTTCCATGCAAGTGTGCTCAACTTTGTTGTTGAGATCAGAGTGCTCGATGAGCCAAGAAATGAGCAACCGAACTCTTGATCGAACTTTTCTTCTCCTAGCTGCTTGATTTGATCTTCTGCCCACTTGTCGTCTCTTCCTGGCACAACAGACCAGTGAGCTTCAACCGGCTTGTATAAGTTTCTGCCATTAACAGCATCAGTCCAGTACTTGTAGAACAAGTTCATGCCGTTCGGGGTTGAGACCATGATCACCTTTGTTGTCTTACCAGATGATATGGTGGGATATACTGATGTGATAAAGTCTTCTGCTATGTTTTTTGGAACGAAGGCAAATTCATCCAAAAATATGCAATTATATGTGTTGCCTCGCGCCGAGGATGAAGCTGTGGCCGCTGCGATCACTTTACTGCCGTTTTCTAGCTCGATTGACCCTTTGTTCCATGACACAATTCCTTGCTGCATCCACATAGGTATGTGCTCGTATGCGAGCGCCAGTTTTGCAAGAATGTCTCTTGCTGTGCTGGCTTTGTTTGCTAGAATTGCTATGTTCTGCATGGGACCAAACAGCACAGTCCACATGATGTAGCCAATGGTCACAGTAGACTTTCCCACCTGGCGAGGAAGCTTTGCAATAGTAAATCGATTCTCAACATACGATTTCAGCAAGTCTTTCTGAAAGCCATACAGTTTGAATGGAACTAAACCTTCATCAACGTTTACGATCTTCATGTACTTTTCAATAAAGTAAATGGGATCGTTCATGCACTTTACTCGCTCTTTTATCTGAGCTTTCGTGAATACAAACGTGACGCCAGAACCCTTTAAGTTTGGGTTACTCTTGTAGTTTCTGATTCCGTCGGGCGTGATTTGTGTTGTTTCGTCACTCATCGGTAGAAGTCTTTGACATCTGCTTGATGATTTCGTCAAGCTGTGCTGTGTTTCCTACAAACAAATTGTTGTTCACTACATCTGGTTTTGATTTCGCTGATATGCCGTCTATCTTTGCTCGCTCTTTGTGAATGTTCATCAAGTCTTTTTGTGCGCTTGCTATAGAGTTTACCATGAGAGCGACAACTTCGTATGCCCTAGGGTGCTGACTCTGATCTGCAATTTGAACAAGATTATTGAGTGCTTCTACTGCACGTTCGGTGATTGTGTAGAGGTTGTTGCGAATGTACTGATAGTCGGTGTTCAGCTCTTCGTTTGTTTTTGGCGCTTCAACTGGCGGTTTGACATCTAGCATGATAGGCGCTGCCACACTTTCTTTGCCGTCAGAGGCAATAGAGATGTCTGCCTTGAGCGCATCGACCGATTCTGGCGTAGCGACAAAACTTTTGATTTTTGGAGACTTCAACTGTTCTTCAGTATCGACGCTTTTGGAATTGTCGGTGTCGTACTGTTCAATAATGTTTTTTGTCATTCACTAATTTATACTAACTTTGGACGAATGACTTTTCCTGTGTATTTTGCGGATTTTGGCTTAAGTGTAACAGCCGCGTCTATGTCTTGTCCTGTGACTGGGTCGTATGCTTTTCCGTCTAAGAACTGCTCTGTTTCTGTTATGTACCCAAAGTCTTCGTCGTGCATCACAAACTCATCAGCAGGGTTTGTCGTCAAGCGAACGACCCTAGGTGCCGCCGCTCTAAATTCTTGCGATGATAAGTCTGCGCTTGTTGTCGAAATTCTCAAGTCAGTCTGCACAGACGTAACAATCTTCTTCTCTGCAACTGGGCCATAGAACATAGCATCTATGGAAAAAGACATGGTCCATGTTATGTCTCTTCTGTTTTTCCAATCATCTTCATAGTTGTCGCTTAGAGATACGGACGACAGCATTACAGGAACATCATCTTTGTAGTTCATAGACGGAATGCTGTTGATCGTGATTGTGTATGCTGGTGTGAACCAAGGCAAAATCTGCTCGACGATCTGATTGGCATCTTCGATATACTTCGATAGAATGAATAGGTCTATGTTTATCTTGTATGGAACACCCTGATACTGGCGTATTACGTTTCCTTGTTCGTCCTGTATCGGCTGCACATTCTTCTTTAATGTGTTGAGCTTTCGTGTTGAGTCATACTGCACAGATTGAATTTGAAACGCCATTCTGGGCAGCTTGATTGCAAATCCCCTGTCTAGTTCGGGGTCCTCAGCGAACCTAGCCAAAAACTTTTCTGACGGGCCGTATGCAAGAGGCACCTTAATTCTCTCTTTCTCCGCACCCGATGGAAAGCGCCGAATGATGTGTATATCAGCAAACAGCTTGCCAAATCCTGCAACAACCTTCTTTAATGAAGAGTGGTAGAAATGATAGCCAAACATCAGAAGTCCTCTTCTGAGAATGGATTGTGTTCTGTGAAGTCTATGACTGACTCTTCAGAAAAATCCTCGTTCTGTGCGCTAAAGTCGGATGTGATGGTTTCATCGACGTTTACGACGAGATCATATTCTGCGGTTTGTCCTTTAATTGTTCCCAGAGGCGAGTCAAAGTCGCCTACGACATCTTTAAGAATTAGGGCGCTGCCAGAAAACGACACAACAGTTCCTTTAGCATCAGCGCCCAAAATCGACGGCCCCTGATATGCCACTTCACCTACTTCAAACTCGCCGTCACCAGAGCCCAACTCTAGAGACAAAAGGTGTTCTGTGCTAGATGCAAGTTCGTCAATGTCATCGATGCCCGTGTTGATGTTTTCGTCTGATGGCGCATAAAGCTCGCACTGGCAGTCAAAGATGTAAAACTCGCCTAATGAGAAGAATATGCTGTCTTCTTTGACAAACTTAATCTCGTATAATCCTGTTGCCGTGCTCATCTGTAGGTATATGAGATCGCCTTCTTTTGGTCTCGGCAAATCTTTGCCTGCTATTTTGCTGAAGCTAGATCGAGATATAGAGAATGTGATTTGATTCTTGATTTCGATTCCGAATTTTTTGAATATGTCTTGATCACCATCGAAGCTATCGATGTTCTTGATGTACACTTCTATGAAGTAGTAGTCATCAAAGTTTGCCAGAACGTCTTCTTGAAACAGAAGATCCACTTTTTCAAGCTTTCGTGGAATGTACACCGCGTCGATGCCGTGAATTTTCACAGTCTCTTCAACGAGGCTCTGCATCAGTGATTGTTCTTGCTTCTGATGATATAGGTTGAAGTACTTGTTTGTTGCCACAGGCTAGCCCACCATGAATTCGGGAGGAAGCTCAAATTCTTTTCGAACTCGCTCCCGCAGCTTCTCTAAGTCTTG